CCCCCCGACCCCTTCCAAAACCAAAACTATGACCCAACCAAAACTAGAGACAGTCTCCATCACTTCAATCAAGCCTTACGGTAAGAACTCCCGCAAGCATTCTGTCGAGCAGGTCGACCAGATTGCCCAGAGCATTAAGGAGTTTGGTTTCAACAACCCAATCCTTGTTGGTTCTGACGACACCATTATTGCCGGGCATGGTCGCTACGAAGCCGCCAAGACTCTTGGGCTAGAAACTGTTCCAGTTGTTCGACTCGCCCACCTCACTCCCGCACAGGCTCGTGCCTACGTCGTGGCGGACAACAAACTTGCCCTCAACGCTGAGTGGGACAACGACATCCTCCGTGAGGAACTCCAGGCCATCAAGGACGAGGGGGAAATTGACCTGTCTCTCCTCGGCTTCAACCTCACAGACATTAACTACTTGATGACCGACATCGGTGAGGTAGAGTTTGACGCACCGCTCGCAGAGCGGGCGAAGAGTTTTAGCCAAGCCAAGGCAGCCTACGACAAGTCCATCATCCGCCAAATCATGCTCATCTACAACGCAGACCAGTACACGGCAGTCATTGACTCACTTGCTGACTACGCCGACAAGCACGGTCTGGCAAACAACACCGAGGTCGTCAACCACCTGCTGGAGTCTAACGGCTACCAAGTCAACGTCCGCCAATGAAGTTTAAGACAGTAGAGGCAACTTGGAGGGACATTGACCCAAAGTCTTTCCGTGGACGCACGGCTGACGTGTCCGACTGCACGACCCTCATTGAGGACAGCACAGTCGTCACGCTCAACGGACAGGTGCTCATCGTCTACATCTCCAACCTAGATGAAGACCTCAGCGTCTTCCAAGATGTTTTGGACAAGGTCAAAATGTCCAAGAACTTCCGCAGTAACGGAACGGTAACCACCAGCAACATCTTTGGCTACGCTCCACGCAACCACGTCCGCAACCATCCTTGCCGTGCGGTGACTCTGGCTGCTAGTCAGCCGACTGAACACGACGTGGTTAAGAAGTATGCTTCCATCGCTAAGAAGTATTACCACATGTTCAATCCGTCTATGGCTGAGAAGCACCAGCAGATGACGGACGAAAACGTGCTGTCTGACTACCGCATCAACGACACCATGTTCACCAGCGGAATCATCAACCACAACAACCCTCTCAAGTATCACTTTGACGCAGGGAATTACAGTGATGTGTGGTCGTGTATGTTTGCGTTCAAAAAAGACATTGAGGGTGGCTACCTGTCCTGCCCAGAAATCAACATGTCATTTAAGTGCGGCAACTGTTCTCTAACCATGTTTGACGGACAGTCTCTTATTCACGGAGTTACTCCAATCAAGAAATTAAAGGAGGACGCAGTCCGATACACTGTGGTTTACTACAGCCTAAAGCAGATGTGGAACTGCGTGGAGACCAAGGACGAGGTCAGCCGACTGCGGGAACTTCGCTCGTCCATTGAATTAAAAAACAAGAACAAGGGCAAGCCTCCTGCCTGATGTCCATCAGTCAGAAAGCACTCGCCGAAAGGTGGGAACTGTCCGCAGGAAGAATATCTCAACTTGTCTCCGAGGGTATGCCCCTTGATTCATTTGAAGATGCGGAGCGTTGGCGGGCTGGAAGGCACATGGACACAGGTGTTCCACCTGCTAACTACCGCATAGAGACCCCAGAAGATGAGCAACCAGCGCCCGAACAGCAGTCCAGAAACGTGTTGGAAACCTTTGACTCCATCGTTGAGCGTCAAAGAATCCTTGTTCAACTCTCCCGAAACCAATACATCAAGTCCGTCAAGGATGGTTCGCCCCAGCAGTCACGCCTCTACGCCTCCTACGACAAGACGGTAAACACTCTGACCAAGTTAAAGGCAGAAGCCGACAGGCTTGCTGTCATCAACAGAGAGTATATCCGAGCCAGAGATGCCGCCGAAGCAATGCGTGAACTTATGGGAGAGGTTGTCAACCGACTCGACAAACTTGCCCTAGACGTCTCGGAGTATTGCAACCCCGACAACCCAGCCAAGGCAGCAAAGGTGCTTGAGGCTTGGTCACGCAAGGTAAGGGAAGAACTCTCCAAGGATGAATAAGTCAGAACTCCTAATCGTCGGCAGAAAAATCCTCAAGCCTTCTGACTCTGGGGATGTCGTTGAGTGGCTGGAGAGGAATGTTAATGCAATCCCAGACTCACCCATGCCAGGTCCGTTTCGCTCTGAGCGAACACCTTGGATTGCCGAAGCACTCCGTATTGCATCCGACCCAGAGACTCGGATGCTTGTCATCCTAGCCAGCATTCAGTCTGGCAAGTCCCTGCTGGCACGACTTATGACCTGCCACATCGTTGCCAATTATCCCGGCCCAACTATGGTGCTTCAAGCAACAGACTCTGAGGCAAAGGATTTCTCCCTGCGTTACCTTCGACCAGTCTGGGACAACTGTAAGCCAGTCAAAGATAAGATTAAGTCAGAAGATTCAGAGCGTTCTACCACAACTGACTTTGACCGTATGACTCTTTATTGCCGAGGAATACACAACGATAAAAACCTTCAACGACTTTCTTTAAGATATGTCATCGCAGACGAGTGCTGGCTTGCCCCGCAAGGGCACCTTGCCGAAGTATCGGCACGAGTGACCGCATTCGGCTGGATGGGCAAACGAATCTTTATGTCCCAAGGTGGCGTTGACGGACAGGAGTTCCATCAACTGCATGAGCAGACAGACATGCGTGAGTGGAACTTCTGCTGTCCTTCCTGCCAGAAACTACAGCCATGGAAGTGGGAGCAAGTTAAGTTCCCAGAGACTGGAAAGCGTGAGGAGAAGTGGGACTTGGTCGATGTTGCAAACAATACCAAGTATGAGTGCGTTCACTGCAAGTTCATGCTGGACGACAGCAACGCTGTTCGCTCTGAGGCAAACTCAAAGGGAAAGTTTGTCTCAACCACTGTTGCCGTTAATGCTTCCTACGTCGGTCTGCATTGGAACGCAATGGCAACAATGTCTTGGGGTGAGTTGTCTGTCATGCTCCTAAAGGCGAAGCAGTCCATGGACGAGTTTGGTGACGAAGAACCACTGCGTATCTTCGTACAAAAGAGACTAGCACAGGTGTTCAAGGAACAGGCCGACGAGGTCATGGTTGACGCTGGCTCTGGTCAATACCTTATGGGCGAGGACTGGCAGGAGGAGGGAGGGTTCGTCAAGGGAAAGCCAATGTCGTACAGGGATGTTACGCCAGAGGCACGGCAAGAACCAGACTTTGTTCGTATGCGGTTCATGGGCGTGGACGTGCAGAAGCGAGGATTTTATTGGTTAATCAGAGGTTTCTCTGGCGACGGACGCTCACGCCTCATTGACTGTGGCTATGTCTTCTCTTGGTCTCAACTGGTTGACCTGCAGAAGAAATACTCCGTCCACTCCCTCAATGTCTTTGTTGACTCTGGCTATCAGACAGATGAAGTCCTTGCTGCCTGTGCAACTCATGGATGGGTGGCAACCCGAGGCGACCAACGCAATGACTTTGCTTGGAAGATTAAGACACCATCAGGGATGAAGACGGAACTTAGACCCTACTCCACTCCATCCGTTGAGGCAGTCAACGGCAAGAGAGTAAAACGGTTCTTCTTCTCCAATCTTCGCCTCAAGGACATCCTTGCATCAATGATTCGACGAGGTAAGCACCAGCGCCCAAAAGATGTCTCCAGCGAGTACCTAGACCAGATGAGGTCTGAGAAGAGAACCATCAGCACGACTGGCAAGCCATTCTGGGAGCGTATCTCCAACAAGGAAAATCACTTCTGGGACTGCGAGGTCATGTGCCTTCTCCCTGCCTTGGCTTGGAAACTTACTGGGCGAGCCGACCAAGTGATGGAATCGCCAGAGGAAGTAGTAGCCGACGATTAGACTGTTTTGGCCGGGATTGACCTAACCGATGCTTTGAGTCTATTCATCCACCCTGCTTTTGCCGACGATTAAAGGGTTCTGGGACGGATTGGGAAACCCCCCGATTTGATTGGGGTGTTCGTAGAACCAGAGCCAGACTCTGGTTTTATTGGGGTAGGCGATTAAGAGACGCCCGAGGGGGGTTAAGCAACAACCGATGCTTTGAGTCTATTTACGGTCTAGGGTTCAGCCGACGATTGGACGGTTCTGGCTGTCATAGTTCTACCCGATGCTTTGAGTCTATTTTGGAGGCAACCTTTCACCGACGATTAGACAGTTGACACCATTCTGGTGTCCGTACACAGTCCTAATGCGGTTGGGGTTTCAGGCATGGTTCTCCCTACAGGCAACGATACCTCTACTATGCAGGGGGTCGTCCGCCTTTGACTGGAGCGTAGGGGTATGGCAAGTGCTACTGGTTGTTTCCTCATCCTATCCCAAGAACGCATCGAGAGCATCGTGGACAAAGCTTCGTCTTTGCTGCTTGAAGGGAAAACCATGATGACTTACTCTGACTCTGGGACGAGCGTAGGAAAGCAATTCCCTATGTCCATTCAGCAGACACTCATCGAGTGTCGCTACGCACTACAGATTAAAGACCCCGCACAGTATGGCGGGATTGACCGTGTTCGTGTTTACAATGGACTTTGGAACTTTCGTGGTCTTTAATCCTTTATGCCTAAGAAGCCCGTAAAGAAAAGCAACGTCAGCAGGTCTGACAAAAACAACCTCAAGCCCAAAGCAAATGGGTTTGGCGGAGGTGGCTCTGGCATCTTCACGCAGTTTGAAGCAGCAAAGTATTCAAACAAGCGTCAGTGGGTAAACACCCCTTGGCCTGCAGACCAAAAGAAGGTGATGACCACCTTCGACCGACAGGAGTTAACGCGAAAGATGCGTTGGCTATCGGTCAACGCTGGTCAGGCACGACAGATGATTTCGGACAACGTCATCTACTCGGTGGGTGACGGCATCCGTCCACAGCCAGCAAGTGGAGAGGATTCGTGGGACCACGAGGCACTAGACTATTTCCTTGATTGGGCTGAAAAGCCATGCGACATTACCAACCGATACAATTTCTGGGAGTCCCAGCAGTTGGTTTGCCGCAGGGTAGATGTTGACGGTGAAATCTTTATTTTAAAGACATACGCAGTTGATGGTGTGGCTAAGATTCAGATGATTGAGTCCCACCGCATAGGCAACTCAAACTCAGCCATCGGAACTTCCGAGGGCATGTATGACGGTATCCTTTTTAATAAGTTTGGTGCTGTTATTGGCTACAATGTTATTCGCTCTGACGGCTCTGTCCGCTTGGTAAACAGTAACTCAATGCTGCATGTTTACCATGCAGAAAATGTTTCTGGTGCTCGTGCATACAGCCCGATGCAACACAGCATTAACAACCTAATCGATATCCTTGAAATCCTTTCGCTAGAGAAACTTGCAGTCAAGACAGCCACGGACATTACACGAACCATCACTAGGGAAAACCCTCAGTTTGATGGCTCTACGGCAGACTTTGAAGCATTTGGTATGCGTCCGCAGGACTACCCAAGTGGCGTTTACGACAACCCAGAGCAAGTGGGCTCTTTCATCGGTGGTAAAATCCTGTCACTTGCTCCAGGCGAAAAACTAGAGTCTTTTCAAAGCAACCGACCTAACCCAACATTCACTGGGTTCATTGAGCACATGCAGAAGGACTCTGCGGCAGGTGTCCTGCCGTACCAATTTACCTCTGACCCTAACGGAATTGGTGGTGCCGCAATCCGCCTAGTAGTCAGCAAGGCAGAGCGTCACTTCAACTCCCGTCAGCACATGCTAATTACCCGATTCCTTAAGCCTATCTGGGGCTATGTTATCGGCAACGCAATCGCCAGCGGACGTCTTCGTCCTAACGATAACTGGAACAAGGTTAACTGGGTAACTCCACGAAAGGTTACTGTTGATGCTGGCCGTGAAGCATCTGCCAATCAGAAAGATATTGAAATGGGACTTAAAACCTTGTCCGAAAACTTTGCCGAGCAGGGCAAAGACCCACGGCAGGAGATACGCCAGCGTGCCGCTGACGCGAAACTAATTATTGAGACAGCAAAGGAGTTTAACATTCCTGTGTCTATGATTTTCCAGCCATCAACCAACGCCCAGACGGACATTGACGAAAAGTTAGTCCCAAGTTCCGCCAAGGCAGACAAAGACAACGATTTCAAACCCCTAACCGACGAATAAACTTTATGCGTTCCCTATCCCGTGACCTCAAGGGTCAGCGTCCAATCCTAATCCAGCCCAGCAGGGCTGAATCTTTTATCTCAAACTCCGAGAGCGTTACTCTCCCTATGGATGCAAAGATGTCAGACATGGGAGATATGCTTCAAGCCCTATTCGGCAAGAAGCCAATCTTAGAGAAGTTTCCACCCTACGCTTTCGTCCCAATCAAGGGTGTCATCGGCAAGGACATCTCTGAAGTGGAGTCTTTCTGTGGTTGCTGCGACATTCATGACGTAGAAGAAATGCTGGAAGAGTGCGAGCGTGATACCCAGATTGAAACTGTCATCCTCGTGGTGGATTCTCCCGGCGGAACCTCTGTTGGTGTCCCAGAATTAGCCAACCGAGTTAAGATGTTTCCTAAGAAGGTCTGCTCCTTTACCTCCTCCGAGTGTTGCTCTGCGGCATACTGGATTGCCTCCCAAGCCAGCGAGTTCTACGCCACCCCCTCTGCTACTGTCGGCTCCATTGGCGTTTACATTGCCTACCCAGACATGAGCAAGGCATTTGAAATGGAAGGAGTCCGCATGGACGTAATCAAGTCTGGTGCATTCAAAGGTGCTGGTGTCCCTGGCACCTCCCTAGACCAAAATCAGCGCAAGATGCTCCAGCAGGAGGTTAACGACCTCCATGCCGACTTCAAAGAAGCGGTAAAGTCTGTTCGTTCGTTTGTCGAAGACTCCTCCATGGAGGGGCAGTGCTTCTCTGGCAAGCGTGGTGCCGAAGCAGGTCTGGTTACCAGTCTGACCAACGGATTTGACGAGTTAATGATGTCTCTAAGCAACGCAACCTATGTGCAGTATGAGGCTGACGAGGAGAACGACAAGCGTCACGAAGACTCGGAAGGCGAAGGGATGGAACAAGAGTGCCCGAAACCAGCGTCTGCACGTGCCTTAATGGGCATCAAGCCCGAAGCTTTGAGTCCTAGCAAAAAGGCCAAGGAAGACGATGAGGAGGACTGCGACAAAGATAAGGACGAGGATTGCGAAACCAAGTCTGAGTCAGATGACGAAGACAAGGAAGGAACTGAGCCACAGCCTAAGTCTGACGACGAGGGCGAGGATGCTGTCGAGACGGATGAGGACAGCGAGGGCAAGTCCAAGAAGAAAACAAAGTAACCTGTTGCACTTGACTGGTGCGTAGTTTCAAATCCGCAGAACATGACACTCGAAGAATCCCTTAAGGCACTTAAGTCTGCCTTCTCCAGCAAGTCCACTGAGGCGGAAGCCTTCGGCAAGGAACTCTCCGAAGCCAAGGCTAAGAATGAAGTCCTGTCGGCCGAGATGGTTGCCCTATCCGAAAAACTAGAGGCTACCTCTGCCTTAGCGAGTGAGCGTGACGAAGCGATTGCCAAGGTCGCCCAACTGACCAAGGCTCTTGCCGAGGCCGAGACGATTAAGAAGCAAGCAGTAGAGCAGATTGATTCGGTCGGCAAGAAGTCCGCCAGCATTGCCGCCAGCGTTGGCGTCGCTCCTGTCGAAATCTCTTCTGCCGACTCCGTCGCCAGCAAGTCCCCAGAAGAAACTTGGGAGGAGTATCTGAAGATTCAGAACCCTGCCGAGAAGGTTGCGTTCTACAACAAGAACCGCACCTCGATTGTTGCCCACTTAGGCATCAAGTAAAACTTTCAACCCCACATAATCTAAAATACAACAATGGCAAATAACGTCCTCAATCAGGGTTTAGCTCCGCAATTCGTTGCGGCTGAAACCCTCCGCACTCTCGTCCCCGTCTTGGCTCCGCTGAACAAGATTGTGACCACCGACTTCTCGGCCTATGTGGCTGAAAAGGGTCAAGTGGTTCACACTCGTTTCGCTAACTCCTTCACGGCTTCGACCTATGACCGCTCAACTGGTTTCGTCCCTTCGGACGCTGACTCTACCGATGTCGCTATCACGCTGGCTGACCACAACTATGTGTCCGCCTCGTTCACCGACACGGAAGTTGCAACCATCTCGCTGGATATGCTCCGTCGGGTGTTCATCGCTCCTATGGCTAACGCCACGGTGAAGTCCCTGTTTGACGCTGTCCTTGAAGAAACCACGATTGCTAACTTCGCCAATGCCGCCTATTCCGGCAACAAGTCGAACTTCACCCGCACGGCTGTTGCTGGTATTGCAACGAACTTGACCCTCGGCAACCTGCCTTACAATGACCGCTCGATGCTCCTGTCTCCAGGTGCCTTCGGTCAACTCCTGCAGGACCCTTCCGTTGCTCAGTACCTGTCCATCGGTGACACGTCTGTGATTCGGGATGGCAAGGTCGGTCGTCTCCACGGCATCGACATCTACGAATACAACGGCTTTGCCGCCGCCCCTTCTGGTGAGCACCTCAATGGTATCGCTGGTTGCCGTGAAGGTCACGTCATTGTGACCCGCACTCCTGCCGCACCTACCACTGGTGGTGGCGAGCAGATTTCCGTGCAGGACCCAGACTCGCAGTTCGCGTTTGCTCTCCGTTCGTGGTACGATTGGACGAAGGGTCTGTCCAGCATCTCGGCCTCGTGGATTGTTGGCACGTCTGTTGGTAACCCTAACGGGGCACAGCGTATCGTTATCAGCGACCTCTAAGCCGAAGGGCAGAGGTTTACGAGACCCCCAGCGATGGGGGTCTTTTGTTTGGTAGGGGCAATAGACCCCTGTGGTTGGCTCGTGGAGGCGTTTTGACTCGTGCGTAGTAGCATGGGCAGCATCCAAGACGAATGGGCTTCAGACGCAGAAATCATCCTCGGTGAAATACCCAAGGCTGTTACCGTGTCTAATGGTGCTGGACTAAGTCACAATTTCAATGTCCTAATTGATACCCCTATGGTTCAGCAGGACTTGGAGACTGGTGGTTTTTTAAACTCAGCATCATTTGATGTAAAGTTTCTTAAAACTGACTCTGTGGCATACCCCACTCTAATTCAGTATGGTTGCTTAATGCAATACAACGGAAAGTCTTTTAGAATTGTGGCGGTCAATGACCGACCACCATCCGCTTGGGTTATGTGCCGAGTGGTTACAAAGACTGGGCCGGGATAATGGGAATTGGAATCAAAAAGAATGTTGAAGTAGACGCAACTGTGCTCAAGCAGCACTTGGAGGCATATAGCAAGATTATGGGTTTAGGTCTTGCAGAGGTTATCCGAAAACAGGCTGGCCTGTTCTGCATGGACTTAATAAAGCACACCTATCCATTTACTTCTGCAGGCAAGGCGGACACGCCAGAGTCAAAGGCGATGGGGATGAAGAACATTGATGTACAAGTTAGAAAGATTTTCAAACCATTGGAGTTTGCATCAGCCGACGAAGTTGGAGCAATCGGAAGCAAGTCCGTATTCTTAAAATGGGAGAAGGCACGTCAAGAAAAGTTTGGAGACGACCCTAGTAAGCGTGTCCGATGGGAGACATTTCAAGCCCGACACGCTGGCGGTAGGTCAATTCCCTACATCGAAGAATCGGGACAACTTAAGGAGATTCATGCAAAAGTAAGAAAAAACAAGGGCAGGGGTGGATTGCAGGAATGGGCCAAGAAAGCAGGCAAGGCATTTGCCATCGTTAAAAACGAAAAGGTAATTGAGAAATACATTAAACAAAAACAAAAGAATGTTGGCATCTTAAAGTCTGCATACTGGTTTTCCTCCTTGAAAATTAAGGCAAATGTTCGAGCACCTTCTTGGACTAAGCACAGCGAAGGGGAAGCCAATGCAATTGGAGAGGATAAAACGAAGACTCCAAAGTTGCCAGAAGTTACAGTAGGTAACACCATCGGCAGGTTAGCCCTGCCAGAATCCCTGATGCGTCTTGCACTTAACAGGAGAGCCCTCAGTATGAGGGCTGAAATGGCTGGGAAACTTACCCGTGACTGCGGCAAACTATGGGTTGCCTGTGCACAAGGTAGGGCACCAGACGCTAAAAGATTTTTCACATGAGCACCACAGAAGGAATCAGAACAATCACGGAGAAGTCCATTGGGGCTTGGTTCAACACGAACTCAGCCATGCTGCCAGGTGTTCAAATAGCACTAGGTCAGACATCCACCAGTAGGGGTTTACCTCTGGTAATTATTCACGCAGAAACTGCATCGGCGGCAACGGACTTGGGTGCCTTCTGGCAGGGAAACTTTGAGGTTACTGTTAAGGTTTATGTGTATTCATCTGCTGATGACGATGACACGAAGCTTGACGCACTTGAAGCACACAGGGAACGGGTGCTTGCTGTTTATTCCATAATGGGTGACGTGGAAGGCCTCAAGTCCTCTTGGACTCAAGGACAGATGTATTCTGGGTGGATGGTTTCAGACGACGAGGGGGTAGAAGGTCGCAGGTATGGAAACCTAATTACTTACACGATTTTTGCCGTTTACCCCCCTGCTTGACTCCTGCGTAGGACTAACAAAGAAAGCCCATGTCCCTGCCCACTACCTTCGGAGTTAGCCACAAGTTTGCCCTCTACGACACTGTTGCCTTTGTCACGCTCCAAAGCGACGACATCAGCAAGAAGCCAGCGCTCGATGTGGAGGTCATGGATGAAACGGGTCGCGTAATCACCGACCGCTTGGACGACCTCCGCACCGAAACGTCCCTCTCTGGTGTCCTCAAGACGGGTAGCACCCCTCCAAGCATCGGTCAGCAGTTGACCTACGACTCCGTTCAATACATCATCAAGCAAGTGGACGACGCTGGCACGAACAACGGATACCGCAAGGTAACTGTTAAACTGGTTAAGTACCAGGAAATCGCTTAAGCCCCCACAGGGCTTTCCCGCCGTGGCTTCCCGGTGGACACAGGCTGCGACGATACTACCGCCTACCATTGAGGTCTGCGGTAGTCGTCTTTTACCATTTTGCCTACGTCACAGAGTTGCTCTGGATGCAATCAATTCTCCTGTCCTTGATACGGAAAAAGAGATGTCTGCCGAGCATATGCTTGCCGCTGTCCGCATCCTTTCCTCCAACGAACTAAAAGATTTACGAAATACTCCAACCTTAAAGGAAAAGTATTGGTTTGTTCGTCTAACCTTCTCACGGAAAGAACTTATGTCCGAGATGGTAAAACTGTCTATCTACATGCAGGAGCAGTCCCTTTGGCCTCGTTTCTGGGTTAAGGACTCAGCGAACAGTAAGACGGATTCCTTCCCTTGGCCTTTGGCAGTAGTTGCCTCCCTGTGTCGTAACGGATGCTCACTGACCGAGGCGTGGACTATGCCAGAGGCAGAGGCCATCTGGATGCACATTGCTCATTGTTCTGCATCTGGTGCTGACATCTCTGTTGTATCTGATTATGAATGGCAAGCGATGGAGAAACACAAAAAACAAGAATTAGAAGAACAACGAAGCAAAACTAAAACAACCTAACCAACCATGGCAGACGACGTAAAAGTAAAGTTCAGCGGTGACTTCACGGATGTGCCCAAGGGGGCACAGGCGGCAGTAGGAAATGCTGGCACTGCCATGGGGTCTTGGTTTAAGGAATTTGGTTCCTCGGTGAGTGCGTCAATAATCTCGTCACTAGCACTGTCTTCCATCTTTGGTAAGTTTAAGGACAACATCTCTCACGCTTTGGAATACTTTAGGGAGTTGGATTTGACTATACGAAAAGTGGGTGGCTCTGGTGCTGATTTTCAGAAATTGGCTGGAGTAGGAAAGTTGCTTGGGATTTCAATGGAGGGTGTTGGAAGGTCGGTTAACTTCTTGAATAAATATATGGGGAAGGCCGCAGAGGGAAGCATGGGTCATCAGCAGTCACTTGTAAGACTAGGTTTTACTGTGGATGAAATTAATGCAGGGAACATTACTGCGATTGAAGTTATTTCAAGGCTCGGTGACGAATACGACCGCACCGGCAATGACACGATTGTAGCGGCAAAAGCCATGGAGTTGTTTGGACGCTCTGGTCAAGTTCTCATTCCAATCATCAAGGCTGGTCGTGACCAAATAAAGGACATGACCAAAGACATGAAGGTCTATTCCGAAGAAACCATTCGCGCTGCTTCAGAGACGCAAAAAAACATTGAAAAAATGGAGCGGTCGTGGGGCAAGTTAGGCAAGTCCATGGTGGAGGCTTATGCAAATTACTTTGCAAAAACTACTGGGATTAGCGCCGCCCAAGGAGGCTTTGACCAAGCAAAGGAAGGTGGTGGAACACTTGAACAGCAAGCAAAGTCTGCCGCTGCTTTAACCAGCACTTTAACCGAAGGAAACTTAACGTCTATGAAAGCCGCGTTAAAGTTTGCCCGAGATAAACAGAAGGACCAATGGGAAGGAAGTGAAGACAAACCTCTTTGGGAGAAGATTGGCGACGAACTTGCGAAGAAAGTTGAAGCCATGAGCAAAATTGAACCTAAGAAACCCAACGTTGAAGAACAGTCCGCAAATGGAGCCGCAGCCCTCTCCGTCTCATCCCTGCAAGCCATTGGTGGCGGAGACATTTCATCCATCTTCGGAGGGACATATCAAGACACCATGCTTTCACAGACTTCACGCATTGCAGACGCGGCAGTTCAGACTGCCGCAAACACTCAGCCAAATCAGTATCAGACGACTAAACCAATTCCTGCCACCAAATAAAATCCTATGACTACTACTCGCACGGACTTCGGCAACGACCTTCTAAATCCCGGAAAGCGTCAGCCATCTGGCTCAGTCAGCATTGACGCTTACGGCATCGCTCAAGCGCAACTGACCTTTGCGGTAGACTCAGACCCTGCCAACTTGACTGACGTCATCGACACCTACTCGACTGGCGTTGATTACCCAGACGACTTGGGCTTCACGATGAAGTCCTACAAGTATCACCTTAGTTCTGCAAAAGGTGGCGTGTCTATGCTGACTGTTGACTACATCGGTGTCGCTCGAGGCATCGACTACACGGACGCTCAAATCACTGGCGTTGCCAACACGATGGCACAGCCCATTGAAACGCATCCCAACTTTACGACTCACGACATTAGATTCGTCGCTGGCCCACTGGCTGGAACAAACTCCAATCCATACAATGGTGCTATTTTCGTTCCTGTTAATACTCCACCTGGAGTTGCTCCTCAGTATTCGTTTGGCGGATTTGCTGTTTCTAACACACCCCCGCAAAACAAAAAGGCAGGCATCCGTCAGTATCTTCGTCCAATGGTCAACATTCGCGGTCAAATCCTCTTTGGGTTTACCGCCGTGGCCAAGGCCTACAAGCTTGCTAACATGTCAGGGATGATTGTTCACGACACCTCCGACCTAACAAAGTTGGTTGCTCCCGTCATTCCCGGCGGCGTAGATCCTTACAAGAAAGCTCTTATCACTTCGGTCAACATTGAAGCCATCGGAAGCATTGAGTCAGGCAAGCATGTTGTCAAAGCAACCTACGACTTGATGATTGCCAACGACACTATCGGTTGGGATTTAGACGTATACCAAATCTCCCCTGTCTCCATCTTCTCCTAAGACATGGGAACGGACGCTTTCAACGGCAGCGGGTCTCGGTTCAATTCTCGTTTCGTGCAGGGAGAGGAAACCTACGCCAAGCAACTTAACGACCTTGCGGCTGGCCTTCAGGCTTCTCTGCCGACTCCCTACCTAGGAGGTGGTGCAATTATCTCTTACCTGCCTGGAGGTTCAATTATCAATTCCCTGTCCGACTCTTTGTCTAATGGGAAACCAGAGCAGTTCCAAGTTCGGGTAAACGGCAACGAACTGTCCGTTGCAAAAGGAAGGGTCATTTGCCGAACAAGCCCGAATGGTTTTACTGGAGGTTGCCTTCGTGAGTATGATGTAATTCAAGCAGGGGTTTGGCCATTAGACTCTTTTGTTGACGGAACAGATGCAAACAGTCCTTGGGTAGACAACGGAGGGTATTTTACCTTAACCCCCCCAGAGGGGGAGGAGTTAGTTCAGTATGGCGTTTACCTTATTCTAAACCAGTACCAGATTGCTGGCGGGACTCTTTCGCCAGGTGTTCCATATTTAGCCATCATGCCATTGTCTGGTGACGCTTGGACAAAGACAGAGCCTTTTGGCGATGAGTCCGCTTGCGATTTGCAACGCTGGTTCAACCTCTTTGAATACAAAAGTGTGACGGTTGAAATCCCAACCGAACCATATGAAGTGTCTGGAAACTTCGAGGAATCCCAGCAGAGCAAACTTCAAAACTATAACTGCCAACGCATACCGATTGCTCTAATTTCTTGGGATACAAGCTTCTGGGTAACTACTCAGTATGCTATTGGGACACTCACAATCCCATACAACTTTTTCTATGCTGGGGTTTATCGCTGGGAGAACACAGATGGTTTTACACCTCCGTCTTGGTTCTCCACTCCTTACTACGCAGGGGCACAAGCCGACTGGGAGGGCAACTTCACGGACTGTGCTAAATGGGACGGGACTGGGACACCGCCAACGCAGGACATTCCTGTATAGTCGTTAGACCCCTCTGGCTTGCCCCGTGAGCCGTTATTCATACCCCTTTGACTCCTGCGTAGGGGTATGTCTATGAGTCCTGTCAGTTGGAAGAGGGGGAGCACCTTTGCGGTTAGCGTTGTCTATTCCCCATCCGCTGGTGACCCAGCCGACCTTTCTGGTGTCACTGTGGCTACCTCTGTAATGGACGTAAACTTTCATCGCTACCCATTGACCGTGGTGATTACTAGCGGCACAACCTTCACTGCCGTTTACATTGGTGACTCGTCTGACTGGTCGGCAGGAACTGCCGCAATAGACTACAAGTGTTCAATCGCAGGAATTGTCTTTTATTCCAGCACATCTCGGTTCACCATTGAACCTCAAGTGACCCTCTAATGGCTACCCTAACTGCAACTATCGCCTACGGACAGCCAGTAGGCACGATGGCTTCAACTATTGGAACTCCTGGACCTCAAGGTATTCCCGGCCCAACTGGTCCAGCAGGTCCAGCACCAATCTGGGGTAACATCACTGGCACACTTTCAAACCAGACTGACCTATGGTCAATTCTTGGAAGTAAACTTGCTACGGCATCAAACCTGTCTGAACTTACTGCTACGGCATCCACAGCCAGAACAAACCTGGGACTAGGAAGTATGGCGGTAGCAAGTGCCTCCAACTACTCAACCACAAGTGTAGCCAACGGACTGTATTACCCCCTGTCTGGGAATCCTTCTGGATTCCTTACTACTGCCACGGCAGCAACTACCTACCTGCCTTTATCTGGAGGTGCCTTGACTGGCCCAATCACGATGTCTGGGGAGACCATCGACAGCGAAATTTCCTCGGACTTCTTCGGCATCGAACTGTCAGGCGACCTCGCCCAATACTCCGAACTGGAATACAATCAACTAACCGTCGCTAATTCTGGCGGGTTTACCAAAGTAACGCCTGCTGGAATAACTTTCCAAGACCTTTCAATCCAGACGACGGCTGGCATCCCCGACGCTACTTCTGACGGCACCCCCTACGCCCGCAAAGACGGAGCATGGGAACAACTTATTATCACCTAACTGCTATGGCTATTAATCTCTATTCAAAAGACTCGACCGACTCGCTCCTTGCCGCCAAACTCTCGGACGCCCCGATTGACGGCTCGACCTATGGTCGCAAGGATGGTGCTTGGGAAGTGGTTGGCGGTGGCGGTTCATTCCTTCCGCTTGCTGGCGGGACGATGTCGGGAGCGATTGTCTTTGATGCAGTCGGATTGCAAAACATCGCAAAAGGAACTTTTGACAATAGCACAGGCGGCTACAATGGCATTTCGCTTACCTGCGCGGTTGGCTATGAGTTAAATTGGCAAGGCGGTCACTTGGGTAATTGGTATAGTGGGGCCTATAATTTAATTACAATCGACAGTCCTGTTCACATTACGCATATCGATGGTTTAACTGTCGAAAGCGGAATGACTGTTAAGGGTCCAATCATTAGCGACCAATCTGCAACCTCTGGGTTCACGACCACTTTTAATGGAGACGGACTTCAAATGGGAGGCGGTCAATACATCTCGCAAGAGGAGTCTGTCGTTAGCGGTTTTAATATCAACCTGCAAGCAAGCGGGACGGTTAACAACATCGGAACACTTACTTTTAGCGACTCGACTACCCAGACCACGGCGGCTTCTCCATTCAACGGCGGGACGGTTACTGCACCCGTCGTCGTCGATGAGTCTGCCACCTCTGGATTTACAACGACATATTCTGGTGCTACAATCAGTATGGGTGGAGGAAGTATGTATATTTCCCAAGAGGAGTCACTGGTCTCTGGGTTCAACGTTCAACTACCCGTAAGCGGCTCGATTACTTTTGGTGACTCGACCACGCAATCCTCGGCTGGAGTCTCAAGCGACAAGGCTATCGCCAACGCCTTTGCGGCTTCAATGTGGTATGCTTCGGACGGCTATGACATGGCTAGGAATGGTGTCGTAAATACTAATTACATTGGCGGGTATTATTTAAGTGCTGGCATTAGCGACGGCACAACCTTTGCGGCTGGCTTCCCTGCGACAAATGCAACCCTCGACACGGGCAGTTATTGGTATGTCAGTATTAACGGCACACTTTCAGACCTCTTTATCTTTAGCCCCTAACCCATGTCCTACCTCTATACTTTCCTTACTGCCCTTCTGATTGGCTTTGTCGCTGGTGCCCTCGTCTTCCGCAACAACATATCCAAACTCAAGTCGACTGAAGTCAAAGGCAAGGAATTGATTGACGCACTCAAGGGTCGCTAATTAAAGCC